CTGCAGAGCTGTCTGGGCTCGTTGGCGAGGGCCTGATCGTCCTTGCCCTCTTCGTCCGTGGTGGCTATCCTGTTGGTCCTTGGGTCACGTGGCTGCTCAAGGATGGTCTCTTTCTCGGGCACTACTCCGACATCGAAGAGAATGCCTGGGCTGACTTCCACGATCGGAGGCGCTTTGAGCAGACGCCGGCATAGCAAGCCTGACTCTCCGCCACCTGGCCTGAGAGGCATGGCAGCCATTGCCGCGTTCCCGCTCGTCATCCTAGGAACTTGCTTGGCAGGTCTCCTGGCTGGTCATCTGGCGGCCTTCCTGTTCTCACTCGTCCCCTAGAAGAGAGGCAACCTATGCCCTACACCTACCGGCTGTACTTGTCCGTCGTTGACCCGCAAGACGACGGCAAGCGGACTCTTCCCACTGCTGACCCAAACGACCCTGACCCCTACAAGGACGGCTCAGGACCACTGACCTACAACGTGCCTATCGAGGCCCGCGACCGCCTGTCCGAACCCTGCCAGTGGCCAGGGTGCGGCAAGAGCCACGACATCCTCTACACAGTCCAGCGACGGCCTGCTGGAACCTTGGGCCACTTCCCTATCTTCAAGATCAACAAGAGCAAGGTCGTCGTAGATGTCAGTCTGCCGACGGGCGTGATCACGCTCCCCAAGGACGCAGAGCGTGTTGACCCTGAGAGGGCCGCTGCCCTCTGGCACGACACGAGCGGGCTCCACGAGTTTGGAGCCTCTGATCCCTCACCCGTTCACGAGTGGTGACTCTTGCCTAGGTGGAGACAATGGGCCTGCCCGTTGCCGGCACCTAACCCAAACTCGCTAGAAGGAGCCTAGCCATGCGCACCTAAGGTGCCCTTACAACTAGGCCAGACCGCAATGGCCGAAACGCTCACTGGACAGGCAATCGGTTCTCCCCAGTGAGCGTCCACCAAGACTGACCACTTGGTGCTGATGAGGCAGGTCGAGCCACCTGGAGGCAAGATGTGAAGGACGACTACGACTATCGAGTCCACTCATTGAAGCCACTCTGCAACTTCGTTCAGAAGGATGCATTGGGCCGTCGTAGGTTCTGCTACGAAGACGCTCGTCACTCAGGCGAGCATCGTGATCGTGCAGGCCGCAGGATCCTAAAGAAGGTCAGCGATGGCTGAACTTGAGGCAGGGGCCAAAGTTGCGCGTGACCTTGGCATTTACTTGGGCCAGCTGTATGGCTGGGTCAAGAAGGGTACGGTCAAGAACCACAAGGAAGATGGCTATCCTAACGGCAAGGGCTTGATCGTCGATCCCGACGAGGCCAGAGCCGCGTGGATGGCCTCCAAGAAGAAGGGCCCAAGGGCTCCTCGTGAGCCTAGGGCCAAGGGCGAGCGCGGAGCTGGCAACGGCCGTCAGCCGAAGGCTGAGGCGCCTCGCACCAAGAGGCTCAAGGCTGGCACCATCGTATCCTACGAGCACGGCCAGTCAGGATCCTTGTACGAGTCACACAAACCCCAGTTCACTATCGCCCAAGTCCTTGGGTCGACAGGCAAGTTGACCTTCATCGACGACGGCGATCACCACATCCACTACAGCGGTGCGCTGATCGACAACAAGGTCTTCACCACAGAGCGGCTGTCCTACTGGATGGCTCGAGGTGTGGTGAGGATCGAGCGACCGCATCACGTCCTCGGCATGGTCCTGCTGTCCTTCGTCATGGAGGGCCGCGAGGATCTGGCGCAGTCGCTCGAGGACTGGATGGAGGCTAACGAGCTTCCTGTGCAGGTTCCTGAGATCATGGACCTGCCTGACGATGAGGGTGATGACGAGGCGGCTGTAGCCGTCGCAAGCGAAGATGAGGACTAGCCATGTGGGAACACACTTTCGACAACCGCATGCGTCACTGCTGGGTGGTCAAGGACGGCAATCGCTACCTTGATGGTAGCATGGACCTTCCTTGCACTACCAACCACCTAGCTGACCCTACGGTCGTGGGCAAGGTCGAGTGGATGCGCTTTATCCACGAGGTCGGTGAGATCATGGGCGAAGACAGCCCGTTCCTGTCCGGCGTCTCGATTAGCCAAGACCGTGAGGTCTACTCTGACCTGCAGGGTCAGGCCCGAGCGACCCTGAGCTTCCTCCACAGTGACCCTCCCAAGGTGATCATCGAGGCAGTCGACCGTACCCTGGAGAAGGTCTTTGATCAGGCGCTCAAAGCAGTGGAGGAGTCCTACAAGTGAGTACACACAGAGATCCTGAAGCGGCTGAAGCCGTCCAGATGGCTGCCATAGTTGCTCTCCACAAGCAGCTGCGAGCAGTCCTCGAGGTAAGACTTACGCCTGAGGACTTTGCCTGGCACGCTGACCACCAGGACGACGCTATCGCTCTGGACTACGAGCCTGCAACGGGCGCAGTCATCCTGCGCCACAAGCAGCCAAGGAGCGATGCATGACCTTGACTCCTCGTGCAGTCGTTACTGCTCAGGCACTCGACTACTTGTCGTTTGCAGTAGCAGTGACGATTGCACCCAGCCTCCTGGCCTACGAGCTTGGGTTCATAGGGTCAGTGACTAGTCAACTTGGCCTACTTGGAGCGCTAGCATGGAAGATGGCCGGACTGTCTGTTATTCTTGCGCTCTCCACCTATGTGCGTCCTCGTGCCCGTCGAGTGCTCTTGGCAGTCGTGTTCTTGGTAGGCGTCGCTGGCTTAGTTGCCAACGCCTATGCCCTTATGCAGGTGATGTAATGCTACAGCAGAAGTGGCCTACACGAAGGGACGCAGCCCTAATCGTCCTTTCAATAGCAGCGATCGTCTTCATCATCCTCTTTGGCTTCCTACCGGAGTGAAGACATGAGTAGTGTTCTCCTGTAAATAGTGAGGAACATGCTATGGCTGTTTTTCGACCTAGGGCTATTGGTGTTGGACCTCTCACTGCACACGAAGTCTCCCTGCATCTTGGGGTACATGTCAACACCGTAAAGAGGATCCCGCCCGACGAGCTGCCCTACTACCGCTTCGGCCAGCGAGGAGACCGCCGCTACGCACTTGAGTCCGTACAGAAGTACATAAACCTTAGGGCTGTTGGTCAAACGGACCGCGACAGGACCCACTGTACTTCATGCGGAGCAGCCCACAAGTGGTACGAACTCGAGCCAGGATCAGGCTGGTGCAACACCTGCCGACCCTGACTCTTGCCTATCTATATAGCACTAAGGTACGCTTCCGGGTCTGCGGCCCTCCGTGCCTCCGGGCCGCCCACCCTCCTCGCTTCGGCCTGACCCAGCCAAACGAGTAAGCCTCAGCACGTTTAGTGGAGAGGACACAACATGACAGACGCCGCAGTGTCGGCTGGCAGCCCAAAGCGCGTCAAACCACCAGCCGAACGCCATCCGTGGGATCAGCAGCCTAGAGAGAATGACCTCTGGTATGCCCGCTTCCTTCGGTTCATTGCATTGGGCCCCGGCCGCTCAGTGAGTCTCGTGGCGACAGGGCGACGGAACGCGTACCCCGTTCCAGCCCACTGGCCCATCCAGTCGAAGCAGAACTCGTGGCGAGAGCGTGCAACTGCCTTCGACGAGGCGGTTGTCCTCGCCCTGAAGGCCCGCAACACGATCGAGGATCGGGTTGATCTGCTTGAGACCTTCACCAACCGACTCATGGCCCTCGCCTCCACTGCTCCCAATGGCGAGGCCGAGCTGCTTCAAGCAGCCCTGCAGGCAGGAGGCTATCAGCTATCGCGCGATGAGGACGAAGACTACGACGAGGCCGAGATCGTCAACGTCAAGACGACTCGGTAGAGTCCCATGCCAGTTGCCCTCGAGCATCGTAAGGAATGGTACAGGGAGTGGCATAAGCTCCACCCTGGCAGAAGAGCGGAGTACTCTCGCAAGTTTCACGAGAGCCATCCTGGGGCCCATCATTTTGCACAGCTGAAGTATGCGTACGGCCTAGAGGATGCTGAGCAGCTGTACGCTAACCTCTTCCTTCAACAGAAGGGACGCTGTGCCTTGTGCAGCTCCAGGGAGCCTGGAGGCAAGTTTCAGTTCTTTTGTCTAGACCACGATCACAGAACAGGCAGAGTTAGAGGTCTACTGTGCGCTGACTGCAACGTGGCTCTTGGTAGATTCAAGGATAACTTCAAGGTACTTGAGAAAGCTATTCAGTATCTGAAAGGGTAGACCATGCCAGTCAACCTCACTGAGAGGACGCTGGCAGACCTTGAGCGGAGTGGTCTAACTGCACAGACTATTGAGTCTGCAGGTATCAAAGACGACTCTGATCCAAGCGTTGGTCAGCTCCTCAGAGACAAGTATCACGTACTTGGTTATGTCATCCCCTACTACGGGGTGGACGGCAAACCTTTAGCCTTCTATAGAACTAAGGTGCTTGAATCCCTCAATGGAAGCAAGCCACCAAAGTATCTGCAGCCCAAGGCGAGCGGTAATCATCTCTACACACCACCTAGATTACTTGGGCTTGCACCACGCTGGGCCTCTGACCCTGAAGTGACCTTGTTCTTGACCGAGGGTGAGAAGAAGGCCCTGGCTGGTGTACAGGCTGGCTTGCCGACTGTTGCTGTAGGTGGCATTTTTTCGTGGCGGACTCACATTCACTCGATCAAGCGGGGGATGATCCGTGTCGAAGACAAGCCATCAGCTCGTGTCGTCCACCTCGATGATCGCGGCGAGAAGACGTACAGAACGTCGGTGGCTCCAGAGTTCGACGCTATCGCATGGGAAGGACGAGAGGTCGTCCTCATCTTCGACTCGGACGCTGAGCTCAACGATGAAGTCCAGAGAGCTACTTTCGAGCTATCGAACTGGTTGGATGACCGCGGAGCACGGACTGTCCAGATCTCTCTGGCTAACCGCATACCGGGTCGTAGCCCAGGAGACAAGCTCGGGCTCGACGACCTCTTGGTGCTTGATCCAACATTCGGTAAAGATCTGCAAGATCCCGAGTGGAGAGCTCGTGAGGGCTTTCGTGCACTACCATCAGATCCGCACGCCTGGGTTAGAGATCAGCTGAATGCTGGTCGTACCACGCGTGCGACTCAGGAGAGAGTCTCGCATCTTGCCATTAGCTGGCTGGACGCCAACGGCACCCGCTTCATGGGCGTCGATGGGACCTACTACTACTTCGATGCTGAGACGCGCATCCTCCACGACTTCCGTCCGGGTAACAATCTGGCCTCACTTCGCGAGACCTCCTTCGGCCACCTGCTCGTAGAGCAGCTTGGCCTGGATCCAGTAGACTCAGCGACTCTTGGGCGGATGATCGGCCTGTTCCCCCTTGGAGCACCAACGATCAGTCCGTACCGGGTCCTTGCGCAGACCCCGACCCAGCCTGATGTCATCTACTATCAGCTGTCCGACGCTGATGTTATGCGTATCAGCGCCGAGGGCCTGGAGATCATCTCCAACGGTGACGATGATGTCCTGTTTCACCGCGGTGTAGTAGAACCCATCGACCTCGATGTGCTGGCAGACGCTTGCGATAAGTGGAAGCAGCCGGCGAAGCCGTTGTGGTACAAAGCACTCTCGACTCTCAACGTGGCCCCGATGGGTGAGCTGAGTGCAGACGAGAGTCTTCAGCTCCTCACCTGCCTTTGTTACATGAGCCCGTGGCTCAATCGTTGGCGTGGACTTATGCTCCCCCTAGAGATTGCAGTGGGAGAAGCTAACAGCGGCAAGACCTTTATGTACAACCTTCGCAAGGGCGTCCTGACCGGCCAGCCTAGCCTTGCAGGACTACCTGACGACTTCCGCTCGTGGGTCGCTGCGCTTGGATCCGCGCAGGCCATGTGGATCTGTGACAACCTGGGCAACGTGCGGTCAGACTACTGGCATCGACTCAACGACGAGTTGGCCAGACTTATCACTGACCCCGCGCCTTCCATTGAGCTTCGTCAACTCTACACGACTGCAACGACCTTTCGTGTTCCAGTAACCTCTACGTTTGCAATTACTACTATCCGCAATCCGTTTACGGCGCCGGACGTACTGCAACGCAGTCTGCTGTTTACGCTGTCTGCCATTCCAATAGGCGAGAGAGACCCAGACTGGTACTCGGAGCGGATGAAGAGGCGGACTGAGTGGATAGCTGAGCATCTCAATGTAATCCAACTATTCTTGAAGCTGGCCAAGATTCGTTGGCAGTCTAACTTCAAGTCAGGGTTCAGGTTGGTTCATTTTGAGCAGGCTTTGCTCCTCATTGGTCAGTCCCTCGGATGGGACCTTACCAAGGTCGTGGCTGGTTTAGCTGGTGTGGTGTCAGCGACTGTTGCTACATACGATCCGGTTGTTGAAGGCCTCTTGACCTTCATTGATGAATGGAAGTGGGCTCGTCGACGTGTTACTGCCCAGGAGATCATCGACTGGGTAGAGGACGATCCTGGTGAGAGGTTCACTGCACTGCGACAGTTTGACAACGTGATCCCTCTTCTCAAGTACGTCAACTCTCACAAGTACGACATCGAGCAATCGCTTGGCATTACTACTACGAAAGAAGACGGCGTCACGTGGTTCCACCTACCTGGACGCACATCTAATCACGAAGGGAGGTAGTTCACTAAGTCTACTGTTGCCTTAGCTAAGCCGAGAAGCTATCTTGATAGACGGTCGGGATGACCCCGACCCATCCCCGCATCGCTCCATGAGGAGGCCCGTCCCGATGTCTACCGCTACCGAGCGGATTGCTGCCAAGCTGGCTGCCCGAAAGGCAGCCCAGGAAACTCCCAAGCCCGTCGAGGACGAAGAGTCCGAGGTCGAGGACACCGACGAAGAAGACGACGCACAGGTTGGCGAGGACGCACTGCTTCCTGGCGAAGTCTTGGACGATGAAGACGAAGAGCTTGAAGAGCCAGAAGAAGAGATCGAAGCGCCCAAGTCCATTGCTGAGCGGGCCAAGGCTGCACGTGAAGCGCGCGCTACCAAGAATGTTCCGAGGACAAAGGTCGTCTCCAAGCCTTCGACCAAGACTGCTGCGCCAGCCAAGAAGCAACCCTCTCCAGCTCAGTTGGCTGCACGCGCGGCGTTTGCCGCTCGCTCCAAGGCTACTGCTGCTGCCAAGAAGGCAGCTGCTGAGCCGCATCCGGTACAGACTGAGGCCGAGATCAAGGCCAAGCAGAATGCGGATCGCAAGGCAGAGAAGGCTGCATTGGAGGCTAAGGCTGCGTCCCAGCCGAAGGCTGTTGGTACTAGCAGAGCAGTCACCGTAAAGGCTGCAGCCAAGCCGACCGCTGCCGTCAAGGCTGCAGCCAAGCCAACGCCAGGACCCAAGCCAGCAACCAAGGTCAAGGCTGCAGCACCAGCCAAGGAGCCTGAGGCCAAGCCAGCAAAGCCTAGTGCCCGCAGCAACACCAAAACCAAGATTCTGACCCTGTGGGAGAAGGGCAAGACGAGAGGCGAGATCGGCGAAGCGCTTGGTCTCTCGTATGCAGCTGTCTTCTACCACACCAAGAACCTTGAGATCAGTGGGCACAACACCAACATCAGGGGCCGCATCCTCGTTAGCTCTGAGTTCGATGGTGATGGTAACAAGTTGGGCAAGGGCAGGACCGAGAGCGTCAGTCGGTCCGAGGCCATGCGCCGCCTCTACATGAGCGGCATGGCGGTTGGGGACATTGCCCGCCACTTCGAGGTTCGCTACCAGTTGGCTTACACTGCCTGCCGCCCGCTCTTCGCTGTTGACGAGGAGTAGGCCTTAGTCTCGCATACCGTCGAGGGAGGGAAAGGATGCCTGAGCGCCCCGCTGGGGAGTTTGGCGCTTGGGCGTCCTTCCTCAGGACTGCCCGACCAAGTCTCGATGTAGACTTGGTCGGGCATGTCCTCACTCTGGACCCTGGTGAGACAACCGGCTGGGCCCTATTCGACAAAGGCCAGCTCGTTGAAGGCGGGCAGTGGAGAACCCTGAGCCCGGCCATCTTAGCTGACCGGATTGCAGAGGTCATCGGCGAAGTGCCCAACCTCTCCCTCATCGTGTATGAGGAGTACAGGGTACGTGGCAATAAGTTCAAGGAGCACGTCGGCTCCGAGGTTGTCACCATTCAACACATTGGGGCCATAAAGGTTGTGGCTGACGAGTTAGGTATTCCTCTAGTGAAGCAAACGGCTGGCATGGCCAAGGGCTTTGCTACCGACGCCAAGCTTCGCCGTTGGGGTTTGTACCAGCCTAACCAGAGGCATTTTGTGGATGCCATAAGACACGGCTGCTACTGGCTGCTCTTTGCGGCCGGAAGGACAAGACCGCATGAGGAACAGGAACAAGGAGAGTGACGAGCAGCTCTACGAGCGGTTCGGCAACTTCCTTGAGCGGCGAGACGTTGAGCTCAGGATAGTTCGACTAGCAGAGGCTCATCGTCGAGCCCTAGCTGACCCACGCTCTCGCTTCACCCACCTCCCACCTAGAGCCACCTGGAGAAAAGAGCACGATGCCAACGCCACCGACGATCGGCCAGCAAGCGATTGACCTATTCAGGAAGTACGGTACCAAGGCAGACGTAGCCCGCGAGCTGCTTGCTCGAGGTTACTCTGTCTCGTTGATCAGCAAGGCCGTCCCAATGGCCTACTCCCAAGTCCATAGCATCTACCAGAAGCAGAGGCTAGAGAATGGATCCCAGCCAGAACAAAAAGTCGCAGCCTCAGGACGAGGAGCAGGAGGCCACGTCCCTGCTTCCAGAGGACCAGCTACCCCTGCACGAGAGAGTAGCCATCCTGCGAGGCCAAATCGGCAACCGCAACGAGCGCAAGCCGCAGCCCCCACTCACCGAGCAGCCCCCCGAGTTGGAAAGCTAAGGACTCCTGGCGCTCCATCTGACATTGAGGTTGGGGAGTGCGCCAACTGCGGCTTCGACCTCGTAGTGCGCCGTGCACCAATCTCTGGGCTCGGAACGAGACTTATCCTCGTCCACGTGAACATCTTGCCTGACGAGTACCTCAACACGGTCCAGTTCTGCCAGGGTGTCCCAAAGAGACTACTGGCATGAGCCTTGAGCAAGAGCTCGAGAAGATCGTCGAGGGTCCAGGGACCAAGGCAGACCGCGCAAGAGCCCTCTTTGGCTTGGGCTGCGACCGCACCGACGTCGTTGAGCTTCTCTCCATGTCGTACTCTCAGGCTCATTCAATCTGGAAGGTAATGCAGAATGGATCGGGAGCTGATCGCTCTGGTAACAGTGGCCATCCTCGACCAGCCAAACCCCAACCTGTCGTGGAACGAGGCCGAGGCGATAGCGCAAAGGGTCCTGGCTACCCTCGTTTTGTTCGGGCACCTCTCCGACTCAGCCCGACTCAGACAAGGGTCCTCTTCCAGGATGGACACCGAGTCATTAGAGTTGATTACGACAGAGGGCCTTGTTGTCGTATCTGTAAAGAGCCTTTGACCTTTAGTCTTGCCCACCTTGGCTTCGTACATACTTATTCCAAAGCCGACCCAACTGGAATGGAGGAGAGCTATGACTGACTTGCAGCAAGCCATTCTTTTGGCTGTCGTGATTGGCCTAGTGATTATCGTCTTTGCGTCAGACTGGGCTGATCGACGGCGTAGTCAACGCACGCTAGACCTGCTCAATGACTTTATCAGCAATCCTGAAGTGCGCAAGGCGACCGCCGTTAGTAGCGACACGCCTATTGGAATGACCTTTGTGGCCCCTGAGCCTGAACCTGATCCTCATGTCTGGATCACCTACTTTGTCGGCCACGAGGAGATGGAAGCCGGCGCCGACTGGCCCGTCTACGTCGTAGAGAAATGGGAGCGCAACGAGATCAACGAGACGCGCTACCTTGACAGCTGTAATCTGAAGCCGGACGCCACTACGGTTAGTGTAGTAAAGCCCAGATCTCTCGCAGCCGAATGATGACCGACAACGGACTCGCCCCGCTCGCTGCGGCGCTTGCTGCCCGTCATCGTGGGAAGCACGAGCGCATTGAGCAGGGACCGGACGAACACAACCTCCACGCGGCCGTCATCCCTGAACCGTGCGACGCAGAACGACACCGAGAGGAGGCCGCCGCCATCCTCGCCGCCCTGCCGGACGACTGGTGCGGGCACGCGGCCGAAGCACTGGACCGCGAGGCCTTCATAGGCCGCCAATGGGCCGAGATCGCCCGCCTCCGCGCCGCGCTGGCTAAACTGGTGGAAGCAGCCTCAACTCCCCCACCAATGCAAGCGCATGACTGGTCCATTCTCCAGGGTGCCCTCAAGGAGGCACGCCTAGCTCTTGCTGGAAGTTAGCTGTGTTAGAGATCCGCCCTTATCAGGCTGATGGCCTCGAGTTCTTGACCTCACATCGCCGCGCCCTTCTGGCCGACCGTCCAGGTCTCGGGAAGTCCATGCAAGCCCTGCTTGCAATGCGTGACCTCGTGCCGGAAGGGCGCGTCCTCATCGTTGCAACAGGTGACGCGCTGGGTGTTTGGCAAGACGAAGTGGCCCTCTGGCTTGACGAGACGGCCTCAGTGTACGCAGGCCCTGGAGCGCAGCGTATTATGCTCGAGCAACCAGGTATCATACTTACCAACTACAGCCGTCTGGCCACTGCGTTTGAGTATGACTGGGATGGCATCATCTTCGACGAGAGTCAGATGCTTCGCAATCGTAAGACGAGGACTCTCTTCGTAACAGTGAGGTCTGCCTTCAACCAGAGCCAACGAGGCTTTGGCCGCATCCCTGTGTTCTTCCTTTCGGGTACTCCGATTGTCAAGGCTGCTGGTGACCTCTGGCCAATCCTCCACCTCATCGACAAGCATCGCTGGTCCTCGTATTGGAAGTTCGTCCAGAAGTACGCCATCACTTGGGAAGATCAGTTCGGCTGGCACGTCGAGGGAGTTACCAACGCAAAGGCTCTCTGGAACGAGGAGCTAGCTGGGGTCTGTCTTCGCCGTTTGGAGGGTGAAGTACCGCTGCCGGACAAGGTTCGCCAGCGAGTACCACTAACGATGACCCCTCGCCAGACCAAGCTGTACCGCCAACTAGAAGTCGACATGATCGCAGAGATCGACAACCCCGGCGGCCTGCTCCTGACGCCTTCGGTTCTAGCCCGAGAAACGAGACTGCGCCAGGCCCTAGCGTGCCCCCGCATTCTTGGAGTGGACGACGACGGTGCTGCCATAGCCGCCTTGGTTGCCATTGCTGAACGAAACCCCGACCCCTTCGTGGTCTTCAGCCCCTTTGCGGAGGCTTTGCCCTACCTCGAGAAGGCCCTCTTTGCTGCCACCAAGCGGCCTGTGTATGTCATCCGTGGCGGAATGGGCGACCGGTTTGGTAAGTCGGTCCAGTTCTTCAAGCAATCGACTGCCGCTGGCGAGGGCCCAATCCTGCTCTCGACAGTTCAGATGGGCAAGTCTTGGAGCGTCGCTGAACAGACGCATGACGTGTATTTCCTGGAGTTCGATTGGAACATGACGACTCAACTCCAGGCAGAGAGTCGACTCCACCGTGAGGGCCAAGTCGACACAGTCTTCGCCCGTTACCTCGTTCACGAGGAGACGCACGACTTCGCTGCCCTCGACGTCTTGGCTGGAAAGAAGAGACTCGCAGACGTCATATTGGACCGTGCCCGTCTAGCCCGTACCTGAAAACAACTGTTGCCGTCTCATTTCGTTGGGACTAATGTCTCTTTTGTCAACCGTCCACCCATTGGGCGGTGCCGTCCATCCGCCCTTTGGGGCATCACAAGGAGGCCAGAAGTGGCTCGCACCCCCGTCCAGGCCAAGGCCCTCGAGACCAAGGCCCTTGCAGCTGAGAGCAAGTCCGCTGGTATGCGGATGCTGCTTGAGGCCGACTACACCGTCCTTCAGGTTCGTGACCTGTTCGGCGTTCCGTACGGCTTCGTCTACGGTGTCGCTAGCCGCGGTGGCTTCGTTGAGGCCAAGCCGCGTGCACCCAAGGCCGAGAAGCCGAAGGCGGCCCCCAAGGCCAAGCCTGCTGTCAAGGCTCCGGCCAAGGCCCCCGCCAAGGCAGCTCCGGCCAAGGCTCCGGCCAAGGTCACTCGTCGTCGGGTGGTTGCCAAGGTCTAGTTCTTTCGTGGGTCAAGCGGCGGCGTGAAACGTGAAGGTAGTAACCAGTCTGCCAAATCGAAGGACGTGATAGCCGCGCCAGAGGAGTCTGCAGTCCCGTGCCTCATCCGGGGCTGCAGACTTCTTCCTTTGTTCTCGTACTCTTGACGAGGTAGCCGCAACGGGCCTAAGATGGCGGAGGCCCCTGAGCCACCTGGAGCAACTTCGCTTGGAGACACTCGTGACTACACCCATCACCTTGACCTCCATCTTTGTTACTACACAGTTCATTGAGTTTCACCGATGGCCCGGTGCGCCGACGAGCAGGGCCTACTTGTCCAATCTCCATCGCCATTTGTTCAAGGTGCACCTTGAAGTGCAGGTTATGCACAATGAGCGGGAGGTTGAGTATCACGACCTTCTCGACTGGCTGAACAGGCTCGTGGCTGAAGACCTAGTGCCAGGCTGGAACATCAACTGGTCCTGCGAGGCCATTGCTTTGCGGATCGTGAGTTGGCTTGCTGAACGCTACCCCGACCGAGCTCTGTACAGCTGCACCGTCAGTGAAGATGGCGAGTGTGGTAGCACAGTAGAGCTCAGAGCGTGAGCACTCTAACTGTCATCGAGGGCGGCAAGGACGACGGCCGTATGGTCGTCTGCACGTGGTGCGCCGGGCGCTTCTCTACTCAGACCGAGCTCAAGAAGCACTGGCAAAAGTCAAAGTGCTGTCAGGCCAACAAGACCGTGTCGAACCCTACGCAGAGCAAATACAACGATGCGACTGATGACGACTAGCTCTCCGGTGAGCAGCCTAGAGGTGTGACTGTAAGTGTCCACAGTCATCTCGGCCGCCTCTTACAAGGCTGCTCCCCGGAGCGCTAGTCGCTCCAACTGGCTCGACGGGTGTGATGGTCTCCAGGCCGGCTCCGCCCGTCGAGCCCAACCCTCATAGAAAGGCCACAACTATGCCATATGGCCTCTTTGCACACCCAACCTCCTACATCCATCCGACTGCTGATGTCGAAGACGGCGTTACCGTTGGTGCACGTACCAAGGTGTGGCACGGTGCCTCCCTTCGCAAGAGCTGCCACATTGGTATGGACTGTATCATTGGCCGTGGTGCCTTCATCGACGTAGGCGTGATCATTGGGGACGGCTGCAAGATCCAGAACAACGCTCTGATCTACGCGCCTGCGATTGTTGAGGCAGGCGTCTTCATTGGCCCCGGTGCAATCTTGACTAACGAGCGCCGACCACGGGCAGTGAGGCCTGATGGTGGCTTGCGTCAAGAGGGCATTGACTGGTTTCCCGAGGGCGTCACCCTCCGCAGCTGGTGCTCCATTGGGGCTGGTGCCATCATCCGCGCTGGCGTAACGATCGGTCGTCACGCCGTCGTTGGTGCTGGTGCAGTCGTCCTTCGTGACGTGCTCGACTTTGAGATCGTGGTTGGAGTACCTGCAAACCACAAAGGATGGGCTTCATGGTGACTCGCGTACCGATGGCTCGGCCCATTATGGGGGAGGCGGAGCGTAGAGGAGTGCAAGAGGTCCTGAACTCAGGCAGCCTCAGCAAGGGACCCAAGGGTGAAGCGCTTGAGGAGGGCTGGGCTACCTACTGCAATACTAAGTACGCAGTGGCAGTCAACAACGGCACATCTGCGCTCATTGCTGCACTTGCCTGCCTCGGTGTAAAGCCGGGCGACGAAGTCATCACTGTGTCCTTCACCTTCAACGCTACTGTCGCTGCGATCCTGGCCTTAGGTGCCAAGCCGGTGCTTGTGGACATCGACCGGGACACCTTTCTGATGGACCTCAACCGTCTGGCCGAGGTTGTGACTGCCCGTACCGCTGCGATCATTCCAGTTCATCTCTTCGGCCTGATGGTCGATCCAATCGCCCTGCATCGAGCATGCAGCTCGACAGGCTTCGTGCCGCACATCCTTGAGGACGCCAGTCAGGCTCACGGTGCCGACGTGCAAGGCCAGAAGGCCGGTTCGATTGGTAACGCTGGCGCATTTAGCCTCTACGCAACTAAGAACATGACTGCGGGAGAGGGTGGACTTATCTCTACGAGCGACTCTGCTCTCCACTTCCGCCTGCTCTCCTATCGTAGCCACGGTGCACGAGAGGCCTACCTTCACGAGACGCTTGGGTACAACTACCGACTACCTGAGGTCAGTGCCGCCATTGCCCTCGGGCAGATGGTACGCCTTGATGACATGAATAACGAGCGCCGTCGCCACGCTACTACCTACGATGTTGAGTTGGCCAACCTTGCAGATGTGGTAACTCCCTCCGTTCCCGAGGGGCGGCATCACGTGTATCACCAGTACGTCATCAGGGTGCTCCCAACTCGTCGTGATGACATCAGAGCTAAGATGGCAGAGTACGGCGTGTCGACAGCAGTCCACTACGGCATCCCGGTCCACTGCCAGCCCTACTATCAGAGGCTAGGCTTGAGTCAGTCTGCTTGGTTGACAGCAACAGAGGTTGTATCCAGGCAGGTGATTAGCTTGCCCATCTATCCAGGCCTTACTGAAAGTGAGCAGAACCAGGTGATTGATGCACTCAAGGCGGCAGTAGCATGATGCGGGTAGGCCTTGCTGGCCTTGGCTCTATGGGGCGTAACCACCTACGAGTCCTACAGACCCTTCCCAATGTGGAGCTGGTAGCAGTCTCCGACCTTAGAGGTCTTAGGCTCGTTGAGACAACTGCAGCAATCCCCGACCTGCAGGGCTACACCAACTTTGAGGACATGCTAGATACCGCAGAGCTGGATGCCGTAGTGATTGCTACGCCGACTGCCTGCCACTTTGATCATGCATCAGCGTCGCTTGAGAGGGGTATCCCTACCTTCGTGGAAAAGCCCTTGGCCGACGAGGCTCCGCTGGCACAGGACTTGGCGAACGCTAGTACTACCTTGGGTGTGCCCCTAATGGTTGGACACATTGAACGCTTCAATCCTGCTGTCCTAAGGCTACGCGAAGTCCTTCACCTTGCAGGCCAGGTCCAGTTCATCGAGACGAGACGCTCGGGCCTCCGCGAGGCAAGGACTCGCAGCGCTACTGGCGTTGGCATGGAGTTGGCTACGCACGATGTAGACATCATCAACTGGCTGCTGGGGGAGTATCCAGTGCGTGCCTACGCTTCGACTGCCTGCGTGCAGTTGACCTCGGGCCGAGAGGACCTGCTCAACGGCACACTGAAGTACCCGTCAGGGGCAGTAGGTTCGGTAAGTGCTGATTGGTTGAGCCCGCGCAAGGTCCGCAAGCTTCGCGTCTTGGGCAGCGAAGGAGCCTTCGACCTGGACTACATTGACCAGAAGCTGACCTACTATTCAGCAGAGGGTACGCCGCTAGAGATCGAGGTGGTCCACCACGAACCTCTAGCTACCGAGCTAAAAGCATTCTTTGCTTCGCTTGAAGCTGGACACAGTGTAATGCCTACGTCTGCCAACGATGGGGCCTGGGCCGTTCGTATCGTTGATGCGCTCATTGACTCAGGCCAGATGGGGGAGCCGGTAGGGTTTGATCATGGCTGATCCAGCGATCATCGAGATTCACACCTCAGACCGCCAGACCTACAAAAGATGCAGGCGTAAGTTTGGCTGGGGCTCAACCCTGCGCGACAACCTTGTTCGCATCGGGCCAGAGCACAAGGCCTTCTTCCTTGGTACCGGCTTCCACTTTGCTCTTGAAGACTGGTTTGGCTATCATCGCTTTGAGCACCCAGCCCTAGCCTTTGCTGCCTACTACGACGCGCACAAGGCTGAGGACCTGCCGGACGAGGCCGAGGAGAGCCTTGAGCTGGCTACCGGTATGCTGTCCTACTACATCGAAGACTGGCTAGAGGAGCACCCCGAAGAGTTTGAGACCCTGTGGATCGACGGGGTGCCTCAGGTAGAGGTCGAAGTCGCTATTGATCTCTGGAGTCTCCTTTGGGACTCCTTGCCTCATATTGACCATCCCTGGCTTACTGAGGCGCTCAACGGTCGAGAGGTGCACTACGTAACGACCTTCGATCGCGTGGTGATCGACGCCCACGAGCGGATCATGGGCCTCGACTACAAGACAGCCGCTCAGTTTGATGAGCTGAACCTCCAGACCAATCCACAGGCTGGAGCCTACGATTGGGCGATGGACCTCTTCTACACCCCAGTGGGCTATAAGCCTGAGGGCATTATCTGGGAGCAGTTCAAAAAGACGGTACCCTTGCCGCCCAAGACCTTGAAGAATGGTCACCTGTCGATGGACATGAGCCAGTCGACTACCTATCGACTCTACAAGAAGGCTGTCCTCGAGCGGTACGGTACGATCCCTGAGCGCTACAACTCAATCCTTGCTACGCTAGGCGAACAGCAGGACTTCTGGGGCGACCGCTACGTTCGCCGTGACCTGCTTCGCCGCAATCAGACTCAGAGGGAGGTGGAACAAACAAAGATCGTCGCAGAGGTCCTCGAGATGCTCCGTCCAGACCTGCCGCTGTATCCCAACCCTACAAAAGACTGCAGTTGGGACTGCCCCTTCAAGGCACCTTGTCTGGCCAAGGATGATGGGTCTGACTACGAGTACATTCTTCACTCTGAATACGACCAGTGGGCTGGTTATCGTGACGACTGGCGATCGAGGGTCAAGTACCCTGATGCCGGGACCGTCGGGCTCACCCACACGCCGTTTACTGTCCTTACTGCCCCTACGCCCGCCACTCACACCACTACGTCCTAAGGAGATGACGCGTGACTACTACAACGAAGCCAGTGGCCAAGCCCAAGGGCGAGCTGCTGACTGTGAGCTTTTCCTTCGACAAGGAGACGCCGGGTACCTTGCGCTTCAAGGAGGACGAGCCTCCTGACGGCTCCCGTCCTGCCATTGGCACCCTCTACATCACGAAGAAGGCCCTGATGAAGATGGGCAACACGAAGACCATTCTCGTGACGATTGAGGCTACCGGCTAATGGCAACCCTCCAGAGACGGCCGCTTGCGCAACGGAGGACGGCAGCGCCAGTCCAGGTAGCAACGCGGCAGATTGCTGAGGCAGCAGAAGCTGCAACGGCCCGGATTGCTGAGGTTGCAGCTGTCGAACGCAAGGCTGTGCAGCCCTTCCAGATGGTGCCGGTGCAGCCCGTCGGCAAGCGTAAGATCAACATGATGGTCTACGGCCCCTACGGGCACGGTAAGACCACCTTTGCTGCAACTGCTCTTGACGTGCCTTCGATGTGCGATGTCCTCTTCATCAATGCGGAAGCCGGCGACATGAGTCTAACCGGTAGGCGTAGTCTGGACCTCGTCAACATCAACAAATATGACCAGCTGGCTCGCATCTTTGAGTTTCTGACCCTCCACTGTATGTGGAGAGATCAGGGTAACATCGAGAAGCTGCTTGAGGCCGAGCGAGCCCTCAAGTCTACCGTCATAGACCTCGACGACCAGACCCCTCCAACGACTCCCGGTAGGACTTGGTTTGAGGAGCAGCGTCTGCGCATCGGAAAACCGATGGACGAACCGTTCATGTACCGAACGGTCATCATTGACAGCATCTCGGAGGCACACAAGTACCTCGTCTACAAGTTCACAGGTGTGGACATTGGCAAGACGAAGTTGTCCGAAGAGATCGAGAAGATGGAGGAATGGCAGCCGGCTCAAGAGTTGTTCCGTCTGCTTATTCGATCGTTCCGCGACCTGCGGATGAACACCATCTTCGTTGCAGCAGAGAACATCGTCGAGCCCGACCGCAAGAAGGGCCGACTTCGTTCACAGGCGTTGCCCAAGCTCGCTGGCCAGATGGCTGGCGACATTGCTGGGTTTATCGACATCGTGGGCTACCTCGTCCGCGAGATTGGAAAGGATGGTGACATCAGTCGATACCTCTACCTCGGTGCAGGCTACGAGGACTGGATTAGTAAGCATCGGTTTGAGAACCTGCCAGACCTCGAGTACGTACAAGAACCCACACTCTCTTCGCTCATTGACCTCGCTCGAAAGGATGCAGACAGTGGCACCAGTTTCTCGCACCCCGTCACGGCCCGCAGCAGCACCAGCGCGCCGAGCGCCCGCACCCGCCCAGCAGCGACGAACAGCCGCCGCGCAGCCCGCTCCGCGTCAGGTCGTTGAGGACGACACCACCCCGTTCGACGCGAACGACGACAACGGCGTTGAAGAGAACGACGAGGAGCTCCCTCAGATCGTTGACCTCTCAGCTGTCGAGGCTGCCACCTATGAGGTCATTCCTCGTGGCATCTACGATGGCTACGTCGACTCCATCGAGTACGGGTTGAGCCAGTCCAAGGGCCTCCCGATGCTCACGTGGATCCTCAAGTTCGACTACGAGGGCAAGGAGCGGACACTTCGCTACTACACCACTCTTGCAGGTGATGGTGCCGGGCGGACTAAGGCCACCTTGTCCCGCCTGGACCCTGACCTCGACCTCTCCCAGCTCGTTCCCGATGAGATGGACGAGCACTTCAGTGGGCTGGAGGTTCGCCTTCGGGTGACCATCCGCCCCGACCGCGACGACCGCAAGATCAAGCGGAACAACGTCTCGGATTTGATGCCCATCGACGAAGAGTTCGCCGAGTAGCCCGTCCAAGGGGGTGCTACCTAGTGAAAAGGTACTGGCTGCTGCGAGGCGACGTCGGCCGCGACGATCGGTCAGCCCACCCCCGCAAACTTCAGGAGGACATCGTGAACCTCAACCGACTTGGCCATTACCACACGCCTAGTGGCGGCACCGACAACGAGGGCGTAGCCCACGGCGGTTGTCGTACAGCCTTGATCGTTCACGTCGAGTCTGACGAAGGTGCAACCCTCGTCAACCTTGCCGTCTGGAACAGCAACGGCGGGCAGGAGACTCGCTCCGGCGTCCCCGTGGCCCCTGTCAGTGACGCCTCGGCCACCTTCCACCTTTCGGGCGAGTGCCCTTGGGATCGGTGAGTCGTGGCCAGAATGAGGATTGGCAAGACCTTCACCTTCGACGCTGCACACCGTCTCCAGAACCACAACGGTAAGTGCAAAAATCTCCACGGCCATACCTATCAGGTCGAGGTCATTGTCCTACCCAGAGTTGAGGATGGTCTCTTCAAGTCCGGTCCACAGGAGGGCATGGTCCTCGACTTCAGTGTCCTGTCTACTTGGTGGAAGGCCCTTGAGGTTACGCTTGACCACAGGGTTATCCTGGAGGCGAACGATCCGCTAAACGAGGCCCTTGATGGCCTGACGCCCGTCACCAACTTCAACTGGCCGCCCACTGCCGAGAACCTGGCGCTCTGGATCCAAGATGATCTGACAAGTTGGCTGAATAAAGATGCAGCTACTTCGCATGACCGCCAGTACTACGCCGAGGTCCGGGTCTACGAGACTACCAAGAGCTGGGCCGAAGCCTCTTAGAGGTAGACATCGTGGATGCGCTTCTTGAGTTTGTGCGGTCGCTGTTTAGAGTTGCGACTCTGATCGTTGCCCTTGTTACGGCACCAGTAGTACCTCCTACAACAGTTACCGTCCAAACACCAAGACCGACACCGACGCCCACACCCAAGCCTATCACAGCAACCGTGGCCATTGCTAACCACCGTGTGTTTCCTGCCAATGTTCTCAGGGCTCGTGAGTACGCACGCACTCGCATCGGCAGGCGTCAGTTCTCTTGCCTCGATACGCTCTGGCAAAGGGAGTCACGCTGGCGTACCAACGCCACTAATCGCCACAGTGGGGCCTATGGTATTCCACAGGCCCTACCACCTCAGAAAATGTCCAGGGTAGCTCTTGACTGGCGCACTAACCCGTTGACTCAGGTCAAGTGGGGCCTGATGTACATCAGTGGCCGTTACGGTTCGGCGTGCACCGCCCTTCAGCACGCCTACGAACAAGGATGGTACTAGTGGACGACTTTGAGTCTGGATCCTGCGCACTAGCTCTAGTCCTAGTTGCTGCATTGGCCTTCATCGTCCTCTCGGTAGTCGCCTTCGTCGTTGGAGCCGTCCTTGGACTTCTAACTTCATCAGGCCTCCTGTGAAACTCCTTCTCCTCCTCGTAGCTCTAGTTGGCGCAGCTTTGCTATGGAAGTGGTCGTGGGAGAGCGCTGGAGCGTACGCGCTCAGAGAGGATGACTAATGGCAACCGTTCCCATTCCAGTTGCAGAAATCTTCGGCCCTACAATTCAGGGAGAAGGACAACTGGCTGGCCGTCCAACCTACTTTCTTCGCGTTGGCGGATGCGACTTTGCCTGTGCGTGGTGCGACAGTAGCCACGCAGTTCTACCTAACGAAGTTCGCAAACTGCCAAGGATGACGACCTCTGAGATCATTTCAGCGCTTACCTTCCGTAGGGCCGAAAAGCCAGGTCCAGACTGGATAACCATCACTGGTGGCAATCCTGCCCTCTACGATCTGCAAGATGTCGTCACCTCGTGGCAGGATGACCTTGGTGGCAAGGTAGCTGTTGAGACTCAGGGAACCAAGTGGCAGGACTGGCTGTCAGGGGTCGACATGCTGACCGTCTCGCCCAAGCCTCCTTCTTCTAACATGGGGTTTACTGGCAAGGACTTCCAAGGCTTCATGGCCAAAGCAAGGGCCTTCGGAACTTCCACGTGTCTTAAGATAGTAGCGTTCGACGACAATGACTACGCCTTTGCTGTAGGGGTACATCGCGAGTATCCCAAGGTTCCGTTCTACCTCTCCTGTGGGACTGCAATGGGCGGTCTGTCAGGTGAGTGGATCCCCTCTAAGCGCCAGCCTCAAGGCCGACCCTATATCGACACAGAGGGCGACCTCCTTGGCCGCTATCGTTGGCTTGCAGAGAAGACCATGAGTGACCCACTGATGGCAGACGTGGCCGTCTTTCCCCAGCTCCATGCCCTCACCTTCGGCATCACCACTAGGGGAGTCTAATGACTGACGACACTGCTGATCTGACCCAGGCTAATCTCGTCTATCACATGCGAGAGGTCCTTAGCCTGCTGGGCCTTGATCCAGACAATCAGCACTTTTCTCGCACGCCTGAGCGAGTGACGAAGGTCTTGAGGGCTTACGTTCAGACCATAGACCTCAACGCAGTCTTGTCGGATGGGTTTGAGGATGACGACCCAGGAGAGGGAGAGTCCAATGAAAAGGTCTTGGTGGTCCAGACTAACATCCCCTTCATGGGTCTCTGTGCGCATCATCTTCTCCCTTTCTTTGGATCTGCAGCCGTTGGATATCTACCACGCCAGCGAGTCGTCGGCCTCTCCAAGCTCACAAGACTGGTCTACGCAGCTGGTCATCTGGCCCCGACGACGCAAGAGCATATCACAAATATTGTCGCGGACACGCTCTTCAACTCAAAGGCCATCGAACCCAAGGGAGTTGCTGTCCTTACAAGTGCCCTCCACGGATGTATGGCAGTCCGGGGAGTGGAGGCTCCCGCAACTAGGACTGTAGTCTCAGCAGTGCGGGGCGACTTCCTGAAGGTTCCGGCCCTGGAGTCTAAGTTCATGGATCTTGCAAAGGGAGGCATTCAGTGACCAGCAATCCGCGCTTCCTCGACCTGCTCGCCGAGGTTCGTAATACGCACGAGGCTAAGGCCGCAGGCTACTCCGGTGAAGAGGCTATCGACACCTGGGCTAACTTCCGCGAGGCGCAGGCTTGGGGAGTCACACCCCTCAACGGCTGCCTCGTGCGAATGGGTGACAAGTATCGGCGAGCGCAGAACCTTCGCCGCAACCCTGCAAACGATCAGGTCGGAGAGTCGCTTAGAGACACCCTAATGGACTTGGCGAACTACGCTTTGATCTCCGTCTGCCTGCTTGAAGAGGAAGGAACCGTCCCGCAGCCATGACTCACTTCGCACCGGTAGCCCCATTGGGCGGCCTTCGCCAGTTGGCCAAGACGCCAGAGACCCTCGGCAACTACCAACTTCTGATTGCTCCCATTGTCCTAAGAGACCCCAAAGGCTTCAAGGCCTTCTTCCAAGAGCATGACGACCATTTCGTCATTGTGGACAATGGAGTCATAGAGCTCGGTCGCTCGCTCAAGGTCGAGGACCTCTACCACGCTGCCCGTCTTGTTGACGCACAGCTCGTCGTCATGCCTGATACCATCGACGATGCACCCGCGACTATCCGCCAGACAGCAGCAGCATTGGCTGAGTTTCGCGTCCTCGACAAGGCAACCGATACGATGGGAGTGGTTCAGGGTACTACGTTTGAGGAGTGCATGGAATGCGCGAGGGATCTCGTGGATCTAGGAGTGGACTGGCTGTCCCCTCCTCGCGGCCTCACGAAGAACCTCGGTACACGAGTGCCGCTGGTGCAAGCTCTGGCCAGCGAGTTCGGTCTGCCGATGCACGTCCTGGGGTTCTCGGACAACATCGAGGACGACCTAAAGGCGGCAGTGGCTCATCGATCGGTCAGGGGCATCGACGCAGCGACCCCATGCTGGTCGCTTCAAGTCCTACCGCCACAGCCGCCGACGGACAGCCGGTACCTCGGCAGACGGCCAAAGGCCTTTTGGGACAGCCCTCTGTCGCACTTCGCCGGCGTCAACATCTTGACCGCCCGTCTGTGGCTCCAAGAGTTGAACGCTGCCCAGAGTGTCCGTATCGAAAGGGACGCACCTGCGCTCCTGAGGGACGAGTCGACGCTCCAATAGTCATCATTGGTGAGGCGCCCGGTCGAGAAGAGCTGGGCGCCAATCGCCCATTCGTCGGCAAGAGCGGCAAGCTGCTCAATGGAGTCCTCGAGAAGGCAGGCATCGACCGGAGTCAGGCCTACGTAACGAATGCTTTGCTATGCCAACCGACCGAGAGCCCTCCATCGCGGGCCGCGATCGAAGCCTGTCGAGAGCGCCTGACCGAAGAGGTCCTTGCCCACCCGAGGCAGGTGATCTTAGCTCTTGGGAACACAGCAGCCCGTGGCTTCCTTGGAGACTACAACTTCAAGATCACCAGTAAGCGCGGACAGGTCATAGACCTCGACGAGATCGGTTTGTTCGTCCCAACCTTCCATCCGGCCTCGATCCTTCGCAATCAGGGTGAGTATCCACGCTGGGCTGAAGACGTCAAGTATGCAGGCAAGCTTCTGGCTGGTGGGCCTGGAGCCCTGAAGGACCCCGGCAAGCCGACTGCCTACATTATGCTAGCTGAACCAGGAGAGGCAGAGTGGGACGATCGGATCATCGACGGCAGCCAGCTCAAAGGTTGGCCGACCCGCAAGGTTATCACTGGCATCCCCGCAGCGGTACGAGCAGTCGACTACCTACTCCAGCTGCCCGTCCTGTCCGCAGATATCGAGACTGGGTACTCGTACTCACCGCGAGCAGGCAAAGTGTTAGCCTTGGGTGTCTCATGGTCAACCACCGAGGGAGTAGTCTTTTCTGAAGGCCTCCTAGAGTCTAAGGCCTTTCGCCCCCACCTCGTTCGCCTACTGACCTCTCCCGGTCCCCTGTGGATTGGGCACAACTTCAAGTACGATAGTTCGTACCTCAGACATCAGATCCTCGGCTCTGAGTGGCCAACCGAGGGAGCGCTCGTTTCGTATCACGATACTCTTCTCGAGCATTACTGTCTCGATGAGGCCAAAGGTACGCATGCGCTTGAGGATCTGTCTCGTGACCTCCTAGGGGCTGAGGACTATAAGTACGTGGTCCGCAAGTATGCAGCCAAAGGTAGCTTTGGCTACGAGGACGTACCGCGAGAGATCCTCTACCCCTATTGCTTGTTGGATACCAGCCACACCTTTGCTCTCCACGAGATCCTGTGCCCCAAGGTGCATGCCTCGCCTAGCCTCACCCGGCTCTACGAGCACTTACTCCTGCCGGCCAGTCGGTTTCTCCAGAAGGTCCAAGACTATGGGCTATGGGTAGACCAGGCTTTCATCCGCGAGCTTGATGTCGAGTTGAGCGCACGGGTGGTAAAAGCAAAGGCCGACCTCACGAGGGAGGTCGAGCCGATTTGGGATACCGACGAGTACATGGCCAGCCAGTGGGCCACGAGGAAGCGGCCCGAGGGCTACAATGCTCGCAACTGGCGCCACACGGCCTTCATGCTTTACAAACTCATCGGCTGGGTCCCAATGAACACCAACGAAAGGACCCTGCGCGATCTGGACCAGACTGGTCGGGACCAGTCTGCCATCTTCGGGTACAAGGCTAAGAACTACGCCAGAGGCCATCCCGACCGTAAGGCTAAGCTCAACTACCCCTACATCCAGGCCCTGATTGACGTGCGGATGGCTCAGCGAGCCTACGATGTCCTCGTCAAGCGGATCTGGAAGGACATTGACCCAGTCGATGGACGGCTCCACACGACCTTCAACCTACAGGCCACTGAGACGGGGCGGCTGTCCTCGACCAACCCTAACCTCCAGAACCTGCCTGTGCCTGAGAAGGATGACCCGAAGCCTGCACGCAACATCGTTGGTGCACCTCCAGGCCGGGTGATCATGGAGGCAGACTATTCGCAAATCGAGTTGCGCTTGTTGGCTCACTTCTCTGGTGACGAGTTCTTGCTAGGAGTATATCGTGATGGACGCGATCTACACACTGAGGTCTCGATTGCCATTTGGGGACCAGGGTTCACCAACTACCAGAGAGTTAGAGCTAAAGCTGTCAACTTTGGTATTGCATATGGACGTGGAGCTGGTTCGATTGCGGCAGAGTTTGACATCCCCGAAGAAGAAGCCGAAGAGATGCGTCAGGCATGGCTTGCGCGTGCGCCGCAAGCGGCCGCGTGGCTAGACAAGTTGCATCAGGCTCCGTTCACTGGGCGAACGGTTGTAAGTCCGTTCGGCCGCCGTCGCCGTTTCGGAGTAGTGTCCCGAGAGAATTACTACGAGCTGAAAAACCAGTCGGCGAACTTTCCGATGCAGTCGACAGCAAGTGACCTGACTCTCTACTCAGCGATCCGAGCGCAGGAGAAGTGGGACACGGAGGGAACGGACGCCCACGTTATCTGCCTAGTCCACGATGCAGTGGTAGTGGAGTGCCCAGAAGAGTTAGCACCTCGCGTCGAGACCGAGCTGACTGCTATCATGGAGGACACTCCGCGGAGGATCCTTCGTCCGTCCATCGACTTCCCGGTGGATGTGCACGTCGGCCGGTCGTGGGGCACTCTGAAGCTGGGTGAGATGACAGGAGGTCAGAAGGGTGCCTGACGACCGGCCACTGCGCGAGAAGCTACTGGCGATGGCGTCACAATCGGCCAGCCCCGCCGAGGCGTTGGTTGCAAGGGCCATCCTCGCCAAACTGCACCCCGTTCCTGCACGAGAAACCGAGACTCGGGCCGGGCTGACCCGCGATGCCGTTCTCGCCGCGCCGGATCGTTCTGGCCCGCCTCTTCGTGCATACCGGGTCCGTATGCCAGGCGGCACTTGGGTACTGCTCGACGAGGATGAAGTGCCTTGGGATCTTGTGCGTAATCAGCACTTGCCTGCAGTCGAAGTCGACTGACTCACTGAACATAGTGGAGCCCTCGGACCCCTTGCCCCCGTCCTAGGCAAAGAGCCCGAGGGCCCATGTGTTGGGATAGTCGACTTTACTCGATGACCGCGTTCACGACGACCTGAACGCCGTCGATCACGCCAGTGATGGTGTCGCGGACACGACCCGCAGCGTTTGCGGACACGTCAGCAGCAGCGTTGACTGCCCCGTTGGCAGCGGCGGCAGCAGCAGCTTCAGCGGTGACTGCAAGATCGGCTGCTGCAACGATGGCACCCTTGACCACGCTGGTCGCAGCAACAGTGAGGTCCTCACCAAAGTCTGCTGCCGAGGCAACAGTGGTTCCGGCGACCTTGCCGATGGCCTCGACGACCTCTGCACCACCGTCGATGAGGGCGGTGACATCGGCCACGAACCGTGCGACGATTGCTCCTTCAAGAGACATTTGCAACTCCTCTTCTCTAACTGACGGGCCTGGTTAGCGCTGCGCCTACTGCCTACCTTCTACCGCCCACACCGGGGCCACGACCAAAGTAGGTACCGGTCACGCTCACGTTGGCAAGCACGCCGATGATTGCCAGGGCGAGCGCATTGATGCCGGCGAACAAGGCGACGGTATTGGCGTCGAGCGGGGCGCCGCTGATGACGACATAAGCAAGACCGATAACGTTGAGGACCGCGGCCACGAGGCCTGCCCAAAGTGCGGTGCTGCGTCCGTAGATCATGGTGTTCCTCCTAGTTGGGTGAGGGTTGGCATTGGCTCGTCTGGTGGTGCACTACCAGAGGCAAGCGCCGCGTTGAAGGTAACGGTCCGCTTGCCAGCAGCGGCCACCGAGGCGACGACCCAGCTTCCGACCATGACAATCGCCGGATCGTAGCTCCATTGTGTCAGGACGATGGCGGCAAGGGCGGCGGCGTTAGCCGCGACGGCGCCAACGATCTGGTAGACGAAGTAGCGCGCTCCGCGCTTCACGCCCTGCACCTTGGCCGGTGTCAGGTGTGTCGACAGCCAGTTGTTCGTCTTTCGGGTTGCGGCTGCGTACTGCTGGGCCATGTCAATCGATTACGTCGAGAGACTTCCAGATCTCGTAGGCGCGGCTGACGAAGACCGAGTACTTGATGTAGAAGTCGCCACCAAGGCCCCAGCTCGTACCCCAGCTGTTGCGACAACGGAAAGCTCCACCTCCCCGGCTGTCATCCCAACCAACGATGATATAGGCGTGACCACCGATTGCGTAGTCAGCAGCTGGAAGCATGCCGTTAACTGGATGCATCCAGGAGTTGTACCACGGACTTGCGGTGTTCAGAGGACCAAAGGTGGCGACGGCCTGCTTGATTGCCAGCGTGGCTTTCGGCACTGCGTAGTAGGCGCGAATGCGGTGCCATCGCTCATTGGCATTAACCCAGCTCACAACGGGATAGCCGACTCGCAGCATGCGATCCATCGCAGTACGGAGGTAGGCACCCTGGCTCGTGCCGCCGATGTCGCGGAAGAAGTGACCTTCATCGAAGTCGAAGAACTTGGCCTGGTCCTTCTTGTCCTGCCAGTTCTTGACTCCTGCGGTGGAGAAGGCAACACAACGAGGCGTATTGCCCTGATTGCCGACTGGTGGCATTCCGGCAACAGTGTAGATGTTGGCAAGCGAGACCGGCGGGGTGACGCCTGCCGACTCATAGGCTGCTGCGATGTCGTAGTCCCGTTCGTCAGGCGGCGACTCGATTGCCCCAAGACCGTGATCTGTTGTCTGGACGGGCACTGTTGACCTCCTTGGTACTTATATCGTGTTCTCGTGCTCCAGAAGCGAGAAGAGGGTGATGAGTAGCCCAACGATCGAGAAGACGAGTCCGACGGAGATTCCGATCAACCAGCGCCGGTTGGTCGCGGATGCGTCGGCAGCCTGTCGTGAAATGGAGAGGATTTCCTTCGTCGCCTCAGCCGATGTCGTCTGCCGCAGCGTGACGTTCTCCTCGCCGCGGATGCCCGCCTGTGCCTCGTTCCAGCGGTCGTCGAGACGATCCGCAAGTAGCTTGTGCTCTCGTTCGAACCGTTCCACGGTCATGTGTGACCGGGCGAGTTCCTGAAGGGCCATGATCGCGTTTGCCTGTATGTCCATCTGGAGGCGCAGCGTCTCGGTGGCCGTGGTGATGCTCTGCGCCGTGGCGACGTGCTCACGCTCGTGCGATAGGTTGTGGGCGTCAAGAAGAGCATCGACCTCATGGAACCGGGCTCCACTGAGCTCCACCTCCTTGTTGATCCGAAGGTCAGCGAGTTTTCGCTCGTACCGCGTACGCATCCTCGCTTCGCGACGGTCGGTCTTGTCGCGGAGGATCAGATGCTCGTCGTGTTCGTTTCGGGCAATGACCTTGGGCATTCAGACGCTCCTTACTGGGCGGCGTCGTGGAGGTGAAGCTCCTTACGTCGTAGCCGTAATGAGGTCACGATTGATAAGAAGGGTGCCCTTAGCGAGCGTAGTAATCAGGGCCTCTTGCGACCCGTCTCGGACTTGAAGCGACCAGCGAAGCTTACGGTCAAGCAAATCCGAGGCTAGGCCAGCAGTCTCAGTGTCTGCAATGGCTACCTCCGCCGTTCCGTCAGTAGGGTCGGCTGCAATAGTGATCCCTCCGTTTGTATCGCTGTCCTTAGCAAGGACTGCTGCTGAGTCTGGATCTGATATCCTCTCTTTTACGTAGAACCAAAGTTTGCAGTCCGTAAGGTCGGTGGGGGTGCTGTCAGGGTCAACGATTGTGATGTCGATGACCTCGTCGTCCCCTTGATCGATGACGAGGGCAATGTCGGTCATAGGACGACTACCTCTCCACTAGCTTTATCTCTGACTTCAATAAGCCCAACCCCTACGTCGTCCGGTCGCACTTCCACAGAGGCACTATACGGGTGAGGGCGCATTGAGAGGACTCCAGTCGCTGCGTCCCTTACTACGATGAAGCCCTGGGCCCCTGGCCGAACAGCAACTGCAGTACTTAGGTCATGCGGAAGTGGTGAATACCAGATCGAAATCTGGAAGACATTGTTCTGAAAGATGCGTGGATCGAAGACACCTCTAGGCATATTGCCCTACCTGCCATTCGCCGTCAGGTCGTGGGCAGATACGACAATAGTCGTAAGCCTCACGACCTCCTGCCTGGCTGAGCGTTGCCATAATCTCAACGTGCTTTGGACTATACCAAAGCTCGAAGACTGTCTTGTCGGCAACGTTGCCTAGACCCCAAAGGCAAGAGATGTCGTCGCAGCAGAGAGCCATCTCTCCAGTGTAGGTAACGATCATCCTCATCTGCACTTCGCGCCGACAAGGGGTTGACCTACACTCGGCAATGGCAGGCTCGAGGTTAGCCCAAGGGCTAAAGTGAGTAACGAGGTGGCCGCCTCCGGTCCACTCCAGTTTAGTCTTGCTGAACCACGACTCGAGAAGGGCACGCCGAGGTGCTGCCTGCTCCTCGTCCATTGGACGACCGCCAGTGTCGTCGTAGAGAGCAATGCGGATCACGTCGAGAGTACCGTCGAGCTCTTTCGCCTTGCGTTCAGTCAGCAGGTCGCCGTTGCTGTGCATCACCACTTGGCTGAAGACGCCCTTGGCCTTTGCGTAGGTTGCAAAGCGAGCAATCCGTGGATCCTGCACAGGCTCGTTGAAGTGTTGGAGGTTCACGACGCCCTTAAACCCCATCGCCACCGCATCGTCGATGACCTTTTGGTACAACGGCTCAGGCATTTGCCACTGCTTGCCGAAGCGGCCGGCAACTGACTTCTTGTCTGGCGTACTGTTGCGAAGACAGGTCGGGCAGGTACGGTTGCAGGAGCCTACCGTCTCGACGTCAAGCTCACCAAACATGGGGATGGGCGGCGGTGCAGAGTAGCCCCGATTGATCTCAACCTGAGCGCGGATAGCATCAGGCAAATCAGGCTGGGCCAGCAGCTCGTCGCAGAGCACTAGGGACTCGTCCCTTCGACCTACCCAGTAGGCAGCAATGCTACGCTCAAACTTGATGCCCCAGCACCAGGCGTTCTCGTGGACGAAGAACTGGTCTTCAGGCAGGGGGCCAACAGGAACCTGAGCGAGTAGGTAGGCTACGTGGTGCAAGTCTCGACTATTGAGCTCGCGCAGCAGAGTGGCCAGCGGTTCAAGTCGGTGGGGCCTCGACTCCCAAACGGCTAGCAGCTCAGCCTGTCGGGTCTCCCAATCAGGCGCGAGCGTTGCGGCCATGAACTGAGCGTAGTACGCCTCCTCTAGGAACCCACCCATCGCAGCCCGCTTCTGGAACAACTCACGGGCCTCAGGCAGACGGTCGATGTCCTTTAGCGTTTGCGCCAAGTAGAACATCGTGCGGGGATCGCCTGGGTTCTTTTCATGCTCTTCTTCCAGCAGACTGAGGTGCCAGAGGCTCTTTTCCATCGAGCCACGATTGCCAGCAGCAGTCATGTCGATATGAACAGCGTCTGCTCGATGGCACACGATGACGCGGCCGTCTGCCAGTGCTGAGTATTCGTGTACTGCACCAATGCTTACCCAGGGCAAGGTTCCTTTGTGGATAAGTGGCAGACGCCACTGAAAGCCGCCGTCTGTGCCCATCGCCACATCGTAAGCGTCGCAGTTGCCAGCATCGGGGTCCCAGCCCTCGTCGATGTGCCAGATCATGTCGCTATCAGTAGCAAACAGCCATCTGGCCGTATCCTTGGCTAGTGCAAAAGCACGGGAGCGCGATACGCCAAAGTTGACGAACGGCTCCTCGTACAGATTACCAGGGATGCCTGCCATTGTCTCTCTGATGACGTCCTGCGTGCCGTCAGTGGAGCCTGTGTCAAGGATAGTCCACGCACCAACGTACGGCTTAAGGGACTCAAGGCAACGACTGATAGTTGTCGCCTCATCCTTGCACATCATCACAAGGCCGTACTTAGGCAGAGATGAAGCGGAAACAGCCTTAGTCTTAGCCTGAACGACCCGTGTTGTTCGACCTTTACGCAGAGGCGCCTTAGCCATCGTTATACCCTCAGTGTGCATCAACAGCGATGGGACGGAACACAGCTGGAGCAGTCATGCGCTGATGACTCCAGTTGAGGTGAGACACTGCAGGTTCGTGGAGGTGGGCCACATGATATCTGGCAGCAAGCTCGGCAATGACGTGCCAGTCCATTTGGTGCCAGTCTTGCGGCTCTGCTGGAAGTGGACAAGGTCCGAGCTGCGAGGGATCAAACTTCGTGCAACCAAGGGCGACTCTCATCTCCCCTAGCATGAAGTACTCAAAGGTGCACCACGGACGGGGGCATGTCCAGAGTTGCTGCACCGCACCAGGCCAAGGCAAGACGTCATGCTCGACGAGGATGAACGGCTTGCCTTCTGCCCAAAGCTGGCGAATTAAGGCATCGTACGAGAATGTACCCTCGAGTCGCTCGTAGCGCGGAGACAGGCCCTGCATCTCAAGATTGAGACGCATTGCACTATGGACTACCGAGTCGTTGAGCTCGTTGGCAAATGGTACGATGATGTTAGGCTTAACGTCATCGAGTGCCCACTTCTCGGTGGCCATTAGGAGGAATTCCATTACGCCACCTTGGTCAGGACGAGGCTGCTACCAGCCATGACTGTAGCGACTGCTGCAACCTCCGAGCCGTGGTAGAGCTCGATGTTACCATCGACGGTGCAGACGAACATGCCTTCGACGATCCAGAGCATATCGGCCCCTGCGCTGTCGAGTGTCGTGTTTGGGCCAGCAGTAATGTTCTTGGCTCGTACAGCATGAACGCTGTAGAGACCAACTGTGGCCTGAATGTCCTGGTCGGCTGTCAGACTTGCTGCAGTCGAAAGCGACTGTGCCCAATGGTGGTTGGCTACGAATGACGAAACTGTGCCCGAGTGGTTGACAGCAAACTTGCTACCAGTCGTCGAGGCTGTACCTTGGTAGCGAATGATGTACTTAAACTGGAAGGTACCGGTACCTGTCGTGAGATCAAGACCAGTGATCTTTCGCATGGTAGTATTGGCGCCAGAACTCGCATCGTTCGAGGCAAGGACTGCGACAGCCACATAAGGGCCAGTGGGGCCAGTCGGGCCAGTCAGTGTGTTTGCTGGCCCAGTGGGCCCTGTGACCGTTGCACCTGTAGGGCCTGTGACTGTTGCACCTGTAGGCCCTGTGACTGTACCACCAGTGGGGCCAGCGAGGCTAGGTTCGTAGATGGGCATTAGGCCACCATCCTGAGAACTTTGGAGATGCCAAGATCAGTGGTTGGTGCTTCAACACCAGTCGAGATCTGCTCGACGGTGTTGGCTGAGTAGTTGGCGACGTAGACGTAGGTGTTGGCCGAGTCGATGCAGACGGCGTAGGGGTTGTGACTGGCCCCGAGGTCGGCCGTGCCCGTCACCGTCATATCCGAGATGCGGACCTGCTCGACCGTGTTGCCGTCGTAGTTAGCCACGTAGACGTACGTGTCGGCCGAGTCGATGCAAATGCCTCGGGGGTCATGGCTGGCGCCGAGAGAACAGGTTCCCGTCACCGTCATATCGCTGATGCGGATCTGCTCGACCGTGTTGGCGGTAGTGTTCCCGACGTAGACGTAGGTATCGGTCGAGTCGATGCAAATGTCGTAGGGGTTGTGACTGGCGCCGAGAGAACAGGTTCCCGTCACCGTCATATCGCTGATGCGAATCTGCTCGACCGTGTTGGCGGCAGTGTTCCCGACGTAGACGTAGGTATTGGTCGAGTCGATGCAAATGCCTCGGGGGTTGTGGGTGGCGCCGAGAGAACAGGTTCCCGTCACCGTCATATCGCTGATGCGGATTTGCACGACCTCGTTCACGGTAATGAGCGTGACGTAGATATAGGTACCGTCCGAGTCGATGCAAATGTCGTAGGGACCGTGGCCAGAGCCGACATCACAGGTTCCCGTCACTGTCATGCTGCTAATAGTGACCTGCTGGACTATTTGGCCGGTGTAGTTTGCGACGTAGACATAGGTATCGGTCGAGTCGATGCAGATGCCGTAGGGGCTGCCGCTGAGAGAACAGGTTCCCGTCACCGTCATATCGCTGATGCGGATCTGCTCGACCGTGTTGACGGTAGTGTTCCCGACGTAGACGTAGGTATTGGTCGAGTCGATGCAGACTTGGAAAGCGTCATGGAAGGCACCAAGGCTGCAAGTTCCAGTAATCGTCATCGTCATGGCAGCACCTCCACGAGCGATACTGCTACGACCAGTACGACTCCGTCACCGTCGCGTCCCACACTGAGGCTCCTGCCGTCTTGAGTTCGGCGTCCGTGGAAGCGGTAGTCAGCCCCATCTCCGCGAAGCGAGCCGCGAAGGTCGCAACCCAGTCCGCCGTGTGGGCCACGACGATTTTCGCGAGCAGGATGCGGTTGGCGTGGTTCGCCGTTCCGGGGTCCTCGTTGATGATGTCCCGCCCGCATTCGCGGATTGCCATGAAGACCCTGCTCGTGAAAGCTGGGTCCACCGAGGTTGTGTAGGTCGTCGCGTAGGTCATCGAGATGCTCCTTTTCGGGCACAGCAAAGCCCCAGTCGAATAAAGTCAGAGTTGCCACCTTAAGTGACCTCGGTTACACGAGCGTAACCGTTAGCTGATGCCCAAATGCCAGTGATGATACCAGTATAGCCAAATGGCACCTCAAAGTAGCCCATCGAGGCTACCTTCACGACGCAGCTGGTGGACGAGGCGGATGAGGCACACTTTACATACAACAACTGTGTGGAGTCGTTGACGATGGAAGCAGCTACACGACTAGCGTTAGAGGCCAAAAGGGTTACGCTAGAGGCAGAGGAGGCTACGTCGGTTAGTGTAGCAGCCATCAGGTGAACTCTACTACGCGAGCGAAGCCATTGGCACTAGCCCAAATGCCGTCTATGATGCCCGTGTAAGCAGACGGCGTTTCGTAGTAGGCACCAGCTACAAGTCTGGCTGTATAGCTCGTCGTTGAGGCCGTGGTGCCCAACTTTGCATACAGGATTGCTGTCGAGTCGTTCCAGATCGTTGCACCATGACGACTAGCATTGGAAGCAAGGAGGGTCACATTGGACGCTGAGCCCGTGACATTAGAATGAGTCCCTGTGGCAGACGTGCCTCCACCAGCAGGGCCAGTAGGACCTGTAGGACCTTTGATGTTTACGACAGCCATCTGCTACTCCCACCCGACCTGATCTAGGCTAGACAATCTAACCTAGACCAAGTCGAGGTTTAGCTACCTAGGTCCAAGAGCCCGTTACCTTCAGATAAACGTCACCAGCGCCCGTGGTACCAGTAACAAGATAGTAGTCGCCGTTGACTCCTTGGCCAGCCGTCGGTGCATCTGTACCAGAGAGCCAAACGGAGCCTGTGGGGCCAGTGACTGTACCGCCTGTAGGCCCTGTAACCGTACTCGTTGGTCCAG